CGGCTTCCTCTTCCCGGCGGTACACTTCAAACAAACGGGATGCGTTGCCCTGCTTGTCATTGTCAAATAATAAAACCCTGCTGCCAGGCCGCTTTCTCCGCTTGTCCCCCTCTGCCAATAACTCCGCCATAGAAACGGCGGTGGTGGTTTTGGCAACGCCACCCTTTAGGTTGATGATTGAAATAACTTTCATGTGTGTTATGCTCCTTTCGCTCAATTCCGCACCATACGGGCGTATATGTAAAATGCCGCATTGATACCGTTGTATTTAACCTCTGCATCCAGGTATCTAAATCCTGGGTATGCCTTTTCCATCTGTTCTTTCAAAACTTCGTTGTCCTTTGCCATGCGTTCCACTTTGCTTTTTTTGAATTTTGAATAACTGCGTGTAGGTTCCGGCGGCTTTTTAAGGTTTTTGGACGGGCACCACCGTTTTGTCCCGTGTGGGTTCTGTGTTATGTAGGTTGCAAGGCCAGTAATCAGAAAATCGTCATCCGGCTTAATGCGGCGTGTGTTTGGGCGGTCGCATTTTCCCCATAATTCCTCTAACTCGTCACGGTCCACGCCGTCCCCGGATAACAGAATGTGAAAATGGGGACGTTTGTACCCGTCAAAAGCCAGGATATAAATATACTTGGCATTTTCAAGCCCTGCCTTTTTCCGGCGGCGGTTGATGCGTTTAATAAAATTCGTTATGTCTTTCTTTGCCCGGTCCACATCATCCGGCAAACAATCATCATTCCACCCAAACGTAGCCCAAATATCCCCTTTCCCAAAATTGATATTGGCAAGGCGTATTAAATACCGTCTTGCGTTTTTCTCGTTAAGGTTTTTCTGTGACGGCCTGGTTTCTCTTTTCTGTTTCGTCACTGGCATATTGCTTTTATCTTTAAAGGACGGGTACACCTGGGCTTCTAACAGTGTGGTGCCACTTTTGATGTTTGTTGACTTCGTGGTGGTAGTCCTATAAAGGCACTCCACCTTTCCGTCTTTCATCAACCGTTCCAATTCCCATTCCTCTAAGTTCTCAATCTGTTTTTGGTATGCTTCCTCATAATCGTAGTCATCATAATGCCTTTTTCTCATAGTTCCCCACCTTTATGTAAAACGCCCCTTACCCTGCTGCCAGGGTGCCTTTATCTATTGCCTATGTATCAAAATAAAATATAGGTGTCTGATATGCTAATACCCATTACAAGGACGGGGAAGTGCTTCCGCTTCATTAAATTTCAATCAAAAAGCCAGTCTATTGCCATTTTGACAACTGCAAAACCCAAAACGGCCAGGCCGCCCAAAATCAGCATTGCCGCCGCTGCTACTCCAATAATTATGTAAAACATAACCCTTTTCCACCTTTCTTTTCTATATATAGTAGAAAGTGCTTTTATTTTTCTATATGTTGTGCTATACTGACTTTGTTAGTTCCAACCCGGTTGTTTTGGTTCCCCACCTTGCAACCGGGTTTCGCTTTTTCTTTTTACGCTTCCGGCAATTCTCCAAACATTTTTTCGTAAATGTCCGTTGCATGTCTCATTAAAAGGCTCTTTGCTTCCTCTTCCTGGATGGCTTCCCCATACGTGCTATAATCTTCCTCATGGGTTAAAAGCCAATTTCCTTTTGCAGATTTCCATAATTCGCACGGATATGTCCGGCCAACCTCTTTTCCCGGATACATAGAACGGGTTAAAAAAGTATCTACCCGGTACCACTTTCTAACCTCTGCCACTTTTTCCATCTTCTCGGTGTTATACTTCATGCCCTTAATTACAAATTCCATTTTCTTCCTCGCATTTCCAGTAATATTCATTGATAATCAGCATTTCTTTGGATGCAATCAGCGTTACACCCAACGGGACCGTGAAAAGTGCTATGGTTGCATCCCCGTCCAATAATTTGACTGCTACCACGGTAAGGATAAGCACCGCCACCCCATGTAACTTTTGGGTAATGAAATACCTTTTTCTTTCTCGCTTTTCCCTTAATGCCTTTTTTCTCTTTCTTTCACGCTCTTTGGCATCCATGTAGCCCATGGCATAGGCGTGTTCTATCATTGCCGTACATGCTTCCCGGCTGACCGTCTGTAATTCTGCTACCATGTTAAGTTCCTCGCTTTCCTTACTGGCTTACCTTGTACTTATCCACAATATCCACAATCTGGTCCATAATAACTTCTAATTCTTCAACCCTCATGGCCTTATCATCAATATAGAAGTCTGCATAAATCTTTCTTGTGTCATTTCCCCACATGGCCGTCTGTTCTGGCAATGGTGCATTTATGGCATCAAATACAATCCCTTGAGCCTTGCTCCATTCCACCGCCGCTTCTAAGTCTTTCCCGGCTCTGCTTGTCCAGAGGATAACTTTATGCCCCTGGGCTTTTAACAGTTTTACGGCCGCCACAATCTTTGGCTTTGCTTCTATGATTTCCGGGAACCTGGTAATGGCAAGGGTGCCGTCAAAATCTACCGCATAAACCGCCATACTATCCCACCTTTCCCGTTTCCATGCCAGAATTATCCATTGCCTGGTGTCCTGCTTCCGCCTGGCTCATTTCATATTTCAGTAACATGGCCGCCACTTGTACCATTTCACAAGCGGCATCAATAGCCTGGTTGTAAATCGCCGTTGGGCTTGTTTCCTTTTCCAGGAAAGGAGCAATTTCCCGGCCCCGTACCCGGTCCCATAATACGCCCATGGAAGATTTCACATTGTCCATGGCTTCCTGGGCTTCCTCTACCTCTTCCAACGTCACGGCGTACCCCTCATGGGTGGAAGCAAATAACGGAAATTTTGCATTTGCCCGGTTTAACTCTGCCAGGGCGGCCGTTTCAACTTCTTTTCTTAATTCAATCATTGCCATGGTCTGTGTCCTCGCTTTCCATATCCTTTAAAACCTGGTTTGCAAATTGTTCCGCTTCGTTTTCGTC